GTCGATGCAATAAGATGATACAAAGCATTAGCGTAGGCAAACGCATTGCCCAACCGGAGCCGCTTCGAGCCTCCATCTAGTGAGTTTTCTCTAAGCCAAGGGGATACTTTACCAGCTAGGCGCTAGCGCTAGGTGATACTTATAACTAACGTCACGACATCCAAAAACCCTATCTACAAGTTAAATTTAAAATTTGGTAAATATCGCGCAAAATAGTCGTCTTCAAAATCTTTGTAACTGAAAACTATGTTATCTTCGGAAAATTTCGTTAAAATCTGATTAACGGTGAGCTGAAAACTTTCGAAAACCTGTTGACCGTGGCCAAAACAAATCCACAGTGCATCCATATAATTTTGGAAGAACTGTCCACGAGGATGTTGCTTTGCTCTGACCCAGTGAACCAGATCATAGGCTACTTCCAAGTCCAAAACTCGGATATAATATCCGGGCAGAAGTTGGCGCCAGCTAGATTTTAAGAACTGACATTGAGACAGTGGTTTTGCTTCCACTATCTCACTGGACTTCGTGGCAGAAGTCACAGTGTAACCTAGTCTCTCATACTCTCGTTGTATTGTTTTACCATTAAAGAGATGCAAGATGTCATCATGAATAGTAAGTAAGATGTCATCACCATATAAAATGGCAGACACCATGCGCAAAAACATCTCAAAAGAGTCCCATATAGTCTTTGCGACAAGCATCAGGTAAATACATACTATTAAGAGTATATGAGCCAGAGTATTAACTTCCGCCGTTCCGGGGAAGCCAGATATAATACCACGGCTCTTCTGGTAGATAATATTTAGAAATTGAATGAAACAATTCATAACATCAAAGAAAATAGAAGTTAAAATATAATCTACTGGTGTTCCCTTCTTTACGTTCATTATTGCTTTTATTATATCTAAAACTGCATAAAATAGTTGAGCGAAAAGAAAACCATCCCAATTGGAAACATCAAAATCTACAGCATTAGGATGGCGGTTCAGGTGATGATAAAGAGCAGACCATTCTGGACCCTCAGGATTAATTCCGGGTCCAAACATTGAAGTACCGTCAGCTGCACGGTGCATAGCACTCCAGAAACGCATTGTATAGCGTCTCCATGCAAGAATGTAGTAAACATTCATGCACGTTACTGATCTAGTCTTTGGTGGTGTGGTTTCATCACCCAAAACCTTATTTATGGGGCGAAGTTCGTCTTTTGGAAAATCATAGGCGCGTGTATATGGAACTTCACCCTTTGAAAGGGAATCTTCAAAC